AGACCTCATTGCGCCACCAGTGGCTTTTTTTGCAACAGCACCGCCCTTGGCTTTTTTCATAACTTCACCGCCATGAGAATAATGGCAAGTGCTGGACATTTTGGCGTTTGGTTTAAAACCGTTCATTTTACTCTCCTCGCAGCAGCTGCGTTATCAACTAGGTTTGGATATGGACGACCAGCTTTTTTAGCTCTGGCTTTAGCGGAAGTCTTTTGAGAAGGAGTCAGCTTCTTGCTTTCCTTCTTTGGGTTTTTGGTTTCCCAAAATGGTTTAGCCATGTCAGCAACTCCAAGCTCTAAGGGACTTATTGATACGACTATTTGGGTCGTTGGCAGTTTTGGAAGATGTTAGTTTCTTCTTCATACCTGTCATCCTAGCACAGAACGATGCCTTCCGGCCCTCATCCTTTTTGGTCTTAGGACTAGGGGCCGGAGGTTTCAAATTCATGCCTTGGGCCTTAGCAGACGCACGGCCTTTGGCATTCAACCCGCCCTTGGGGTTTTTGCCTTCAGCTCGTTGCCACGCTGGGGTCTTTGCCATGCTAATTATCCGTAAGTTTTAATACACTCAAGGACAATGGTGTACATGTCTCCAGCCGTTTGGTCATGCGTTGAAAACGCAATATTCCCTGTTTTGCCAGTGCCAGAGTTATTAGAAATTCCGCCAAACGACGAAAAGTCCATGAGATATGGACCGTTTGATGTTACTGCCCATGCCAAAATATCGGTGGTTGCATCCCAAAGAACGCGCACCTCCATGCCATGTGCGGCAGACCAAATGCGGTTAATCTTTACGCCTGTGCAAGCCGCCCCAAACTGGTTTTTGGCAAGGTTGGCAACAATCACCTTGTTGACAGCGGTTTCACCCGTGCCATCAGAAATGTTGGTAAACTTTTGAATGACAAGACGATCCCCATCAAGGAGCGTCTGTGTAGTTACTGCATCAGCCATTAGCTCTCTCCATGTAAATGAAGGGGGAGACTATGCTCCCCCATCTTAATTAAGCAGGAGTGACACCAATAGCGCCAGCCTTTGTAGCTGTTGGACCAGCCTGAATAGCTGTCATTCCAATAGCAATCACAAGGCGGCGAGCGCCGTTTGCTGCGGTGCTTGCTGGAAGGAATGTACCGCGTACATCGCCAGTTGTTGCTGATGGGGTTGTTGAAACAGCAGCAACAAAAGTACCAGCATTATCGGCAACGGCATTGTTCCACCCTGTGCGGAGCAGATAACCAGCGTCCGTAACAGCATATGGCAATCCAAACACGTCAGCTGAACCAACTGACAAGTTGCCAGTCAAAGCAGCTGAAACAGCAACCTGAGTAATGGTTTTAAAAGTTTTAGTGCTGGTTACGGTTGTTGTACCATTGCACGTCAATGTCTGCGTCTGGGTCTGGCCATAATAGTCAGTACCAGTAATTGTAACGGTTTCCGTTGTGTTTGCAGCATTTGAGGTAACAATTGAGAAAGCGCGAGCATAGTCAAATGTTGCTACGCCGTTTGTGGCCAATGTGCCATTGATTGTGGCATTTCCAGCAGCGGCGACAGCCTGTGCAGCGCAAACTGCTGTAGCAGCAAGTGCAGCTGGCACAATATCAAAAACGTATGTGCGGCCTAGTGGGCCTACGCCCTGACCGATTACGCCGGGGTTGCCGGAGCTTGCCCAGCTACTTGTCTGTGGGCCTGTAGCAGTACCCATCCAGAGATCATCACTTTGTTGTCCCATTGGTCTTCTCCTTGAAAAGCCTGACCGTTTCAGATTTGAATATAATGCACGATTTTAAGATTGATTACTAGCCCCACTATCATGCTTCCTCAGGTAATCAATGGCAGATTGGAGAAGGGTAGGATTGTGCCTAAGAAGCCCTATTCCTTGGTTACATGGCTTGCATAATAACCCTCTTACTTTTCCTGTATTATGACAATGATCCACTGAAAGCGATATTGTTTTTCCTTTAATCATAGTTGTTTCTGGATGTTTGCAGATCAAACAAACACTTTTTTGAAGGTCAAATTGATGGTTAAACCAATCAAGATTAACTCCATAACTCTTTTTAAGATCAGAATTTTTGCTGTAATAAGTGTTTTTTGAGCGTCTATTTTTTTGCCAAATTCTCATATAGGAAGCTCTATTTTTACGAGCCTCCTCAGGCATAATGGTTTCTTTCCAAAAAAAGTTATCTAGCCCCCACGGTTTTGATTTATCAGGTCTATAAATTTTAGCATGTTCTGATGGTCGCTCTGGAATTTCTTTTACAAATTTCCAAAAGTCCTGCCACTCTTCTGGCATATTAAATTTATGAGTACGGATTAATCCACACCAAGATTTATATAGCGGGTGCTTTTCCCGCTGGCCCCAATCATTAGGACGACTATTTTCAATTGTCCCATGACGGGAAAGACGTTTTCTATGAGTATCGCACAGGCCATGTGAAACGGCCTGTGCGACGCAGTTATGAACGTAGCACTTCTCTGGCATATCATCCTCCGGGTTCTCACCCTTATGGACTAATCCCAGAGAAATGTCAACTAAAGCCCAGTTGTGCCGTAGACACCGCGTGGATCGGTCCATCCAAAGATGTAACGCTCCGTGGCCTTGTAGCGCATTGAGTCAGTCTCAAAGTCGCCTTCCATGCTCTTTTCAAGCGGACGACGCATAAGGAGCTTCAAGCCTTCTGGAGCGTCAGTCTCAACCCACCATGCGGTGTTTGAGGTAAGACGCGACAGGTTGGCCTGACCACCCGACAATACGCCCGTTGTGGTCAACGGGTTAATGTCGTTGTTGTTGGTCCCCGTGCGGAGTGCCGACTTCAAGAGGACTTCCGACTGGAAGAAGTTTGAAGGAGACACAACCAGCTTCTTAGGCTCAAGACGAATCTTCTTGCCGTTGTTGTCAACAGCCTGACGAATCTGAATGAGAATCTGCTCCAACGAGGTCTGCGAGAGTGCAGCCGACGTGGAAAGCTGGTTAGAGAAGGTCTGACCGTTGGCAATAGGGTGAGCCGTGTTAACAAGCGTCACGCCGTCGCCGCCAACATAACCAGCCGTAAACGCACGGTTGAGGATGTTAGCTCCAAGGGTTTCCTTCGTCTCGATGAGAGAGCGAGCAAGATGCTCGGCGTAGGTGCGGCCAATCGAGATATGATCACCGTCCTCGACGAGAACCTTGGTGAGCGCAAATGCCAAGCCATATACACGGTAGGTGTATCGGGCAAGGAACAGAACGCCACCGCTCTGGTACGTTACAGCAGTGCCGTCAGGAAGTTCTGGGGCAGCGCCAAAGCCGTACAAGACTGGCTCTTCATGATAGTTGCGGGGAATGCCACGCTGCTCTTTGAACACTTGGGCATATTCATCCTTGCGGGTGCTATAAATGCCATCAAATGTTTCATTGAGGATTGGCTCGACGACAGACCTAAAGTCTGTACTGCGCATTGGTAATGCCATAGTTCAAGCCCTCCTTAGTAGGCAGCGATGGTTGCGACGTTCTGATGCTTAGCGATCTGAACCTGCACAATCGTGTAGGAGTCACCCCAAGCATTATCGACGTATTGAGAAAGACCGATAACACGCAGCTGCGCGTTAGTGGTGCTTGACGATACATCCAGAGCCGTCGTTGAAAGACCAAGAGGCGTAGTGCCAGTGGCCGAGTTGATGTTGTACTGGTTGCCAATGTTAGCAATCACCAATGACGCATTGCCCTGAATTTCATAGACAATGGTAGGGTCCATTGTGAAATAGGCAATGATCTCGGTTGCTGCCGTTGAAGCAGGCCAGAAGTTTGAGACGCGCTGACGGCCTGTTGAGTCAACAAACTCAACGCCCATAAACGTGCCAATCATTGCTTCACCAGCAGCTGATGGAACAATGTAACCCTCGACGCTGCCGGAATCACCGGAAACGCCATAACGGCAAGGCTGCTGCTGGAAAATATCCGTGGCATAGCCTGTTTTAATCTGGCCGGAGAACGGACGAACTATACCCGATGGGGAATAGATCGGACGGAGGCCAAACGGAGTAGCGGATGAAGACATTTGCTTCTACCTTCTGTTTGGTTGCGGAGAGTCTTAGCGACTCATTGGGGACCGCATTTCTGACAAGCCATCACCTTCATACACGTCACCACCCAGTTGCTTAGCTTGGCTACGGATGAAATCCGCAGTATCAGCCAATTTACCCTCTTCTGCCCGTGGCCGCTCATAGTGGGCTTCGTGCATATAAACCTCATAGAGTTTCATAGGCAGTTTGAAAGCCACCATTTCATTCACCCCGATACAGCCGACATATTCCCCCGTTTTGATTGAAGCGTGATCCCAACCGGGGACTTCATGGGGTTCAACTGGAGTGTATCCAAGGGAGCGACGTGAATGAATAGAGTCGCGTGGGTTTGTGGTTGTGAGCCAACAGACGTGATATCCGGGGATTTCCGGCAAGTCCGGAAGTGCGGATTGAAAAAACTGCTGCCTAAACATGGAAAGTCGATCATTATCTGTAAACGTGCGGTTTTCAGTAATTTCACGGTCTTCCATATTGCGGGAGACGCGATTCTCATCGACGCCTTTATTCAGTTTCTCATTTGACATATTATCCTCCTATGAAGCTCAACGCGGGTTTTGTCTGTCGTAATTACGGTAGGCTTTTAGATAACGCTTCCTGATGAGCGGGTCATCCCAAGCGTTCATCTTCATTAAAGCCTCTTTCCGTTCAGGCGAGACAATAACCTTATTGTCGCTCGTTGATGGGCGTATAGAATCTCCACGTCCAGTAACGGGCGGGGCCGCCCTTCTACGCTCCCGGTCAACGCCAACTTTTCCAAGTCTACGTTTCACACGCGCATCCAGCTCGTCCCAGTAATGCTCTGAAGAAGGGCTGACGCCACTCTTCTGAGCTTCACGCGCCCATGCTTCGTCAATTGCACGGGCGACAGCGGAATCCTCGTCCTCTCCAGAAGGATTGAACCAAGGGTTTTTCCGCATCCACTGCTCAGCATGGTTTTCCGTCATTGGGTCTAAGACGGAAGACTTCTTTTGCAGTTGAGGATTGTTTAGCTTCTTCTTCAGCTCTTCAGCTTCATAAGCAGCTCTAACGCTTTGTTCTCGGAGGCGCTGGGCTTTGATAGCCTTGTCACCGTCTCCGGTTTCAAATGCCTCTTTAAGTTGCTGTTCAGCTTGTTCAATTTGCTGCAAAGCCCATTGATACCGTTGATCAGCAGTTTGAGAGTCAGATTGAACATTGCGTGATTCTAGCGCAACGAGGCGTTCTTTTGCCTCCACAAGCTCACGCAGAAGGACAGTATTCTCCTCCCGCGTTTTCTTTATGTTTTCACGCTGGCGTTCTTTTTGGCGTTTACGACGCAGTTGTCTGGCGTTTGTTTCTTCACCGTCACCGCCTTCATCTTGCGCATCGCGCTGGTCAGATTCCAAGCGGTCATCATCGCCATCATTATCGTCATCCTGATCTTCTTCAATCTCGATGATTTCAATGTCGTCTTCGTCGTCTTCAATCAGATGTTCTTTGTCAGACATGATTCATCCCCCCATTAAATATGGGCTTGAATGGCGGTAGGATCGCCATCAACCGTGCCAACAATATCGAGATCATTAAAGATCACGAACTCCACCTTTTCACCCTTTTCACCGGGGATGTCCCGACGCCAACGTGATCCAGCATACTTTGGAACAAACACAAAGTCACCTGCTTTGTACCAAGCCCCTTCCGGCCACAATTCCATCGTGCCACGATTCCTAAAAGATAGCGGCCCAACCGCTACTACCTTTGCCACCTGAGTGTTATCCTGTTCCGCATCTTTAGAATAATCTGAAAGAAGAATACCACCAGCTGTTTTTGTTTTTGGCCTCCGTATCTGTACCAAGACACGGGAACCAGTTGGCTTAATGCCAAAGTCTATATTGGGAAACGCTTCATCAATCCCTGATTGTGAATCGAGTTTCACCACGGCGGCTATAGCCATGATCGTCATCCTCGCTATCATAGTTCAAGCTATCTTCAATAATTGAGATAGCCTTCTTTACTCCGGAGAAGTGTCCGGTCACACGCCCATACTCAAAGGCGTCTCGTTGTGCGGGGCTACTCAATGAACTCTCGGCAAATGATCTTTGCTCTTCCTTCAGCGCGAGTAGCACCCGCTCAATTAGTGGTACTTCAGAAAGCCTTACCACCACGCTTCAGTCCTTTCATAGACTTCTGGCGGTCGTGCTTTGCATCCATTGGTGACTTTTCATATGCCTTCATAGACATACCGCTCTTCTTTGCGAGCTTCTTGTCTTGAGCCATATCCATAGCGCTACCTTCAAATTTTGGCATACCACCCTTTTTAAAAGGAGTGTTTTTGCCTTTTGGCTGCGGGATAGCTTTGCCCATTGCCATTTTCTTATGCTGGTTGATTGCACCGTCCATAATTAATTACCCTTCATCAATGATGTGCCACTTTTGATATTGGTCCTATGACCCTGCTCAATTTCAGACGCAGCAATCAGCATCGCCGTTTGGTTGTCCTCACGGTTTATCTGTTCCTTTGACTGAATTTCCGCAGTCTTCATTTGCGTCGTTGCCGCAATCTTTGCCTGATCTATCTGCGCTCTTACCTGATCAGCCTGTGCGCGACGTTGCGTTTCAGCTGTCTGGATTTGCATAGCTACTTGGCTTGGGTCCATCGGCGGCGGAGCTTGGAAGGACTGGAGAACCTGAGTAGCCTGTTTGATAATTTCAGGGATTGCCTGCAACTGCTGCATTGCCTGTTGTTCAACGCGCATATCAGCTGCCGCCAACATACGGTCAAACTCTTGATCGACTGCTGGATTGTCAGGGTCCATCAATTTAGCAATATCCATACCTGCTGCTTCAGATGCAACCCGTACCGTCTCATTCACATACCAAAGAGCCAGATGGTCTTTGACATGGTTGAGCATCGACGGGATTACAATTGGAGCCATGATCTGACTCGCGCCCAGCAAGGGATTAGTAATGTAGCTCAGATGCACCTGAATATGAGACAGATGATCCTGATCAGGGAAAGCTACGATAGGAGCGCCCATTGTCGCCGCTACGTTTTCATTGACGGCGTTAAGCCTTTGAGGCTCAGGCTGTTTAAGCAAAAGGTCACGGGCATTGGGAATCTTGGTCCGGTCAAGAATCATTTCCTCAACTTTACGGAGGTCGTAAAGCTGGGGCATAGCCTGAGCGCGTTGCTCGATAAGCTGTAGCTGAGCAAACCTTTGTATTTCAGAAAATATGTTAGGATCAGAAACCGGGACAACATCCATCGGCCCTTCAAAGTCTGATCTCTTAACAATAAGCTCTCCAAGCTCGTCAATAACAACCTGTTCATCAAGGTATGTTGCATTGAGCCTGTGCAGGACTTTAAGTGTTTTGCCCATTGAGTCATGCAAACGGGCATGAATGGCATTGAAAACAGTCATGCCCTGCTCGATCAGAGCCAGCGTTGTGCCAACTGGGAGACGGTCAGGATTGTCAGACAAGTCTTCAAACGTAGTGCGTACAACACCCTTTGCCGCATCAACCAAGAAACCCATGAGAGTAAACAAAGTCTGGGACGGGCCGGGGAATGGCAACGGCATGAATGTCTTGCGGATATCGTCGTTGTTGGGGCTACCCTCAACTTCAATAACCTGCGTTGGCTGGATGTTCAGGCTTTGACCGCCACGGGAACCGCCCTTGAGCTTCAATCCGGTCTGGCTGTTTTGGATATGTGCGCTGTCCATAAGAGCGCGGAGAGAACCAGTGATTGCAGCTGACAAGCCACCAATCATGTGGACAATACCAATTGGGTAAGCGCCACGCCAAGGCACAAACGGCCACTCGACAATCCAGTCTAACGCAACGCGGCGTGAATCATCCTCGTCCCAATTGCGGTAAATTGCCAATATCTCTTGAGAAACGGCATCGACCGTTACAATGTATGGGGCTGTGTCGCCTTTGGTTTCCTTGTCTTCGTCAATCTCGCACTCGACGTAGATTTCAAAGATTTCACGCAAGCCGTCTTCATCGTAGTAGTCGTTTTGCTCACGGCCCTCAATTTTGTCGTTTGCCTGAGCGGCTTTGGTCTGTTCTGGTGCAGATACGGCAACAAGCTCAATGTCTCGATACAGCTCGGACAGAACACGGCGGTCAAACTCCAGCTGTGTTACCAGCTGACGATGAGTTTTGCGTTCTGCCGTGTAGAATGATGTTGCCGCATAGGGCAAATACATATCATCAATGGTAACCATGTACGGACGAGGGCGTTTCAGCCTTTTGTCCCATGTTAGTTTGAGGTATTGAGCGCCACCAAGCGGAACTTGCGTTAAAAGCTGCTCAAGTTCATTGCGGAACTCAGGCATTTGCTGTGTTAGCTGCCAGTTCATGTAGACAGTTTTGCGTTTGGCCTTTTCTTCCTTTTCAGCCGTCGGCGTTCCTACAATCTGGTCCTTTACAGGGCCGGATGAAGCACCTGTGCGGGGAAAAATCTCTTTGATTGTGCGAGCGGCAAAGTCTACGCACACTTCTGTAAGGATTGGATGCACAACACGGGATGCACCTTGGAATTGTGCGCCTCCGGGGGCATCATCACCTAGTCCGGTACGCTTAATGCCCTCTTCATACTGCTTGTCACGCAGTTTACGGGCTTCTTTATCACGGGCAATGGCGTCGAGAAGGTCTGTTGCCAGCTCTTTTAATGAAGTTTCAGGGATATCTTCAGCAAGGTTTGCGTAAAACTCCAGATTTTCATTATATTTAGTGCCTTCTTCGTCAATAGTAACGATAGCACCGCCATCGTCCGTATCTTCTACGTCGCTTTCTTCACCTTCAAGCTCAACTTCTTCACCTTCTTGGTAGTCAAGAAGCTCTTCTAGTGGATCATCGACCATGTTTTACTTCCGTTTTTGACTTAAAGGGCCAACAGCCCCGCCCATTGCTTTGTAGTAAACCTGCTCGCCGCCAAATCCATAAGTCAATGGGTCATTTACTTCCCCAAGATAGGTTCTTGGGTCATAAGTAGCAAGCCCTAGCCCATTGGTAGGAGTTTCTGGCGTTGTTGTATCAGGTGTCGTCGGCGTTGTAGGTATTTTTGGCTTTGTATTTATTGGGATAACAGGAGCATCCCTGCCACCGTATTGATCTCTATACTGCTCCCGCGTCAAATTTCCATAAGGGCCGTATCCCATTGTGGTTTCAGGAACAAACTGTGCGCCGTTTTGATAGCTGGCAACGGGGTCATAAGTTAGCATATTTTGATTTGGGGATGAGGCATTAGCCCCGCCAGTAAGACCAGTTAAAATGCCTTGTGGAGCGTTGCTAAAAATATTTTGTCCGCTTACTGCGTTTTCAGCCATCTGTCCAAGTGACGGGTACATACCAGTTAAATTTGATCCTAAATTTACCAAAGCACCACCCGGGATAAGGCTTGTTACCGCATTTACCCCTGTTCTAAGAGGGTTGTTAATAATATTATCTAAAATGCCACCAAAAAGTGTTTCTTCTTTTTTAGGTGGTGCAGCCGCTGGAAGTGCGGCAGCTGGAGGTGCGGCAGCTGGAGGTGCGGCAGGTTTAACAATAGTTTCTACCGGAGCTGCGGCCTGTGAAGACATATCAGGGTTGACAGTAGAAGCATTTTTTAAATCAAGCGGAGAAGATACAGGTGCAGTTGTAACCGGGGTTCTAATAGGGTCAAATCCTGCGTAATCAACAAGAGCGCGTTCTTGAAGTTTGTTAGGGTTTATATTTGCAGCAAGCGATCCTTGTGTAAGTGGCTTTGGACCGCCTATTGGTGCAGGTTTTAAATAATCGTCTACAGCACCAAAATAAGGGTTTAATGTATCCGCTACATAGCCCGCGCCTGATTTTAGTGCATCTAACGCATTTTCACCAAATGATTTTTCTACCTGAGTTTCAGGGGTCATATAGTTTCTGACATCAGGAGTTATATTGCCTTGCTTGTCAAAACTTCCGGCTTTTACAATATCGCTGCCGTCACCAAACGTGGATAGCGGCCCTTGTGGATATTGATTTCTGTTTGCTGCCATCTGGTTATAGGCATTGGCTAGATTCTGTTTTTGCTTTTGAGCTTCTTCCGCTGCTAATTGCTGCTGTCTTTGGACTTCTTGACCTCGCTCCATAGCAAGCTGGTCAGTAACCCTTTGACGTGCAGCATCGGAAGCGGCTTGTGCTGCTGCCTGCTTTTGCGCTTCCGTTGGTCCAACAGGGACATTGACTAATTTGCCATTGCCTACGTCTGCATAAAACTTGCCGTTGGTAGGATCATAGGCAACTCTGTCACCAACATTCCTTGCTGGAGGTGAGTCTTGCCTGTCTCTACCGCCGCCTCTATCATTGCCGCCAGTATTGCCGCCGCCCGGATTTGGATTGTTACTTGTAACACCGGAGCCACGGCCTTGTCCTTCATATCCTTTTGGAGAACGATCATCTCCACCGCCGTAGTCACCTTGTGACGGGTTATCAAATGCCATAAGCCCGGTATCAGGATTAATTCTTCCTGAGCCACCAGCTTGTTTCAACATCTGTGCTTCAGATGGATTGATATGAGCAAGCATTGTATCGCCGTTATGGCCTTTGGCGGCGAGGCGTTTAGCCATGTACTTGTCAAAGTCCAGACCGCGCTTTGAAAACTCGGACTTCATGGTCGATGCCATGCGTCCACCTACAGCTCCACCATGTGCCATCGCAACAGGCGAGATTGTAGGAGCCGGAACAGGGGCGGGGTCTGCAATTGTCTTGGTCTGATCTACGGAAGACAAGGGAGGTGCAATGGAATTGGACCCCGGAGAATTGGAAAATGATCCCATAACCCGTGCAGGATACGGAGTTGATATAGAAGGAGGGGCGACGGGAGGTGTAAGTGGAGGAGTATCTTGCGGCATCAGGCCAGTGGCAAAAGGACTTTGCTGCTGAATTGGCTCTCCGGATACAGGATAGTATTGCGGCAAGCCTTGTGATGGTTCTTGCATAAGTTCTTCTGATTGAACCATACCACCCGTTGCCATATTCAATTGATTGGACATACCTGAAAAACCACTTGGGCTTGCCATCATGTCATTAATCTGGCTTTGGGTATTATAGACTAAGCCCCCATCAGCAAAATTTAGTGGCGACTGAAGTTCTGCCGGGGCCATTTTTGCTCCTGAAACGATATCTTGGAAACCTTTAGGACTATAAAGCATATGGGTTCACCACTGGACGGGGAGGCTTGTAATCAATCTCAGGCTGCTCGCTGATCGACACATTAGCATTATCAGCCATCCAGCGCAAAGCCTGAGTGGCAGAATCAACATAGTCGTCGTGCCGGATAGACCCTTCACCTTGGAAGGAGCAAAGCTGTGACAAAAACTCCTCTGTCCACGTTGCTGGTGCGCCTGCCATTTTCTTGGACTCAACGACGTAAACTAATCCAGAATGGAAAAGATGGGAGACTGCATGAAGCCTTTGGAGCTTAGAAGCCCTTCCGGGATTATAAGCAATTGGAAAAATTCCTTCTTTGTAGAGGGTTTGCCTAAGGGATATACCGGAACCCTTGTCCTCGATGAGAATATGATCAGGCTTCTTACCCATGTTGTAGGGCTTCCTTGATCCAAATTGCGGTTTAATGATTGCCCTGAACTCTTCATCGCCCCACCTGACATTCATTTCTTTCTTGGCACGATCAACAAGATCAGGGAAGCCAAGGTGATCTTCCCAACAATCCAGAAGAAGAAAACCAACCATTCCATCATGATCAAAATATCCCCATACAGTACACGCTGTAGGATCAGGGTCACCACTCTTTTTGTTTCTTGTCTTTTCTGTAAACGCTGTATCAAGCGAGACAACAATTATCTGGAAAGGCGGCAACGGCTGTGATCTTGGCCACAGACTTACCCACTCCCTCTTGATAATCCCGCCTTCCTCCGAGTCCAGCAACTCACCCATTAATTCCTGACGGCCAATTTTTGTGCCATCATACTGGGCAAGGTTCTGAAAAAAGCTCGCAGGCAGGTTGGCTTCATTGTCAAATGTTGACCCGCGAATCAACAAAGTTGATGGCAGGTTGACCAATCTTCTCACAGAAGGTGTCGGCCTTGGTGTCGTTGTCCATACAGTCTGCGGGGTACTTCCCAACCGCATACCAAATTGCAACATATCCCAAACCTCGTCGCCATTCTCCCAAGCAGCAACCTCGTCACACCAAGCCCAATGATGCTGCGGCCCTCTCAACCGATCAGCCTCACTTGCAGAAAATCCCTGCATGGTCGATCCGTTGATAAGCGTAATCTTTAATTCACTTTTGTTGTAACTTCTGATAATACTAGGAGGAGCTTGAGC